GTTCGTGCGCGCCGCCGAGCAGACGGTGGCGGAAGAGGCCCAGAACTACATCGCGCGCGCCTTCCGCGAGGGGCTCGGCGAGAACGAGGCGGCGCGCCAGCTCGCCTTGAGCGTGAACGTCGTCGCCGCGCGCACGTCGGCGTGGTCCGAGTCCTACGCGCGCATGGCGTTCCGAACCAACGTCAACACTGCCGTCACCGCCGGCCGCTTCCGGCAAGCCCAAGACCAAGACATCCAAGAGGCGGTGCCGGCTTTTCGCTTCGACGCCGTGGGCGACTCCGACACCCGGCACAACCACATGGCCGCTGACGGGATGACCTTGGCAGCCGGGCACCCGGCGTGGCTGAAGCTGGCGCCGCCCTTGGGTTACAACTGCCGGTGCCAAGTCTCGCACGTCACGGCTTACGAGCTGGAGCAGGCCGGCCGGCTGCGAAACGGCGCCGTGGTCAACAGCCCGGTGCCGGCCGGCGCCTACCCCGACCCGGGCTTCAGGTAGCCGATGCCTGTTGCAACGAATATCGCACTTGCGACCTTTGTTGGTGCAGCCTTCGTTGCCACGATTGTCGTGCAGGGGATTGTTGTTGCGACAGGCTTCTGTAGCATCCCGCGCACCTGACCGATGCCAGCCACTGTCAACACGAACACGCTGAAGACGAACTGGCCGAACGGCTACAGCTCGGCGATGGTGCAGTTCCTGCGGCCGGCGGACGCCGTCGCCTACGCGATCGGCGACCAGATCAGCGACACGACCGGCGCGAGCAACTGGCTGCAGTTCACCGAGGGGCAGACGTGCGGCGGGCAGGTCATGGACGCGATCCTGATGACCGGCGCGTCGGTCGCCGCGGACTACGACCTGCTGCTGTTCGACGCGGCGCCGACGGCGGTCGCCGACAACGTCGCGGCGGGCCTCGTCGCCGCCGACATGCAGAAGTTGATCGGCATGTTCAACTTCAAGACCGCGAACAAGTCGACGGTCGGCGTGCTCGACATCTACCGCGGCATGGACAGCTCGCTCGCCGCGTACTCACCGATGGTCTACTACGGCTCGCTCTACGGGCTGCTGATCGCGCGCACCGCGATCGCGCTCGGCAGCGGCCTGCAGATCGGTATCCGTCTCGGCATCGACCGGAGCGCCTTCGCGGCGACCTGACCCTATGGATCCAATCGTAGGCTACCGAGCAGTGCGCGCCGCCGACGGGACGCTGACGATCCGCGACGTGCCGATCTTCGTCGAGTGCCAGCGCGGCGACCACGACTTCGACGTGACGTGGATCAAGTCCGCGGTGTCGCAGGCGATGCAGGCCGAATTGGAAGGCTACTACCCGCCGCTGCACGTCAAGCACCACGGCGGAGGCGCGCTGACGGACCCGGTGCGCGCGGCCGGCTACTTCCGCATCACAGGCACGCGACGCATCACATTCAAGGGTGAGCCGAAGGTCGCCGTGATGGCAGACCTTGTCATCACCGACCCGAGCGTCGGCGTCGACGTCCTGCAGAAGCGCCTGCCCTATCGCTCGGTGGAAATCTTCGACGCCGAGAAGCCGCAGCTCAACTCGCTCGCGCTGCTCGACCACGAGGCGCCGTATCTGGAGCTGCCCATGCTGGTCATCGGCAGCGTGCTCGACAACTCGCAGGTGGCGACGTTCAAGAGCGAGCAGCACGACTGGCCGTCGAACCCGATGCTTGCAGAGCCGGTGTTCTTCCAGCGCGGCAAGGGCGGGACCGTCCTGTTCGCCGACGACGCGAAGGCCGACAAGAAGGACGACGCGAAAGACGAGAAGGCCGCCGACGCGCCGCCGAAGAAGACCGCCCCGCCTGACAAGGAAGGTGGCGACACCGGCTCAGGCGCCGGCGTGCCCGCGCCCGGCGAGGGCAAGGACGAGCAACCGATGGACGCGACCAGCGGCCCCGCCGCGACGGTCGTGCAGATGATCGAAGACGGCACGCTGACGATCGCCGACCTCGCGGCGATCACGGCGGCAATCGACGCGATCCGCCGCAAGGCCGCCACTTCCGCAAACCCCGATTCCCTGTCCGGACCGGCGAAGGCCGCCGTCCCCGGCGGAGAGAGCATGAGTGCCATGGATCCCAACAAGAAGACCGAAGTTCCCTCCCCCGTCGAGAAGAAGGACGACGCCGGCGTCGTGGTGCAGATGGCCGCGCTGCAAGGCGAGGTCACGGCACTCAAGGCCCAGGCGACCGAGCGCGACAAGCTGCAGCAGCGCAAGGACGACGTCGCCGACGCGCTGAAGCGCCTCGAAGGCCGGCCGCTCGGCGCCGAGCCCGAGAAGATGCTGACCAAGTTCCACGCCGACCACGGCGCCGCCGCCTTCAAGGCGTACGTCGACGGCATGGTGACGACCTTCGCCGCGGTGCCCCGCGACATGACCGGCGACGCCGCGCGGTTCTCCGGCAGCTCGCCGGCGAACGCCAGCCCGGCCGCGCTGGAGTACACCGAGTTCGGCACCGAGGCCGTCGAGAAGGCCGCGAACTTCGCGCGCGAGTGGCAGATCCAGAACGAGCGCGGCTACACGCGCACGAGCGAGGAGCGCTACGTCGCGATCAACATGGCGACCCTCGACAAGCGCTTCATCATCAAGAAGAAGCAAGCCGTCGCCGGCTGATCCCGCTCCCGAAGACATCGTGCCGCCCGATGGGCGGCGAACCGAATCCAGACTGACCGGAACCCGAGAACAGAAACATGGCCACGCAGACTGCGAACATCATCCTGCAGACCTCCCCGCGCGGGGTCTACAACACCTACGTCGTCACGAACGCGCTGCAGCTCTACGCCGGCATGCTCGTCGGCACGCTCGCGGCCGGCACCCTGGACCTGTGGCCGGGCGGCGACGTCGCCACCAGCAAGTTCGTCGGCGTCGTCGAGTTCGACGTGCTCGGCAACACCGGCGCGTCCCCGCAGGTGCGGGCTCGCGTGGACGTCTCGGGGCGGACCCTGCTCGGCGTCCCGGTGGCCGGTGCCTCGACCATCGCCAACGTGAACGACCTCGTCTACAGCACGACGAGCAACGCGTCGGCCGACCTGACCGTGACGCCGAACACCAACGTCAAGGCCATCGGCTGGATCAAGAGCTTCAACAGCTCGACGTCGTTCGACGTGGAACTCTTCACCCCGAGCGAGTACCTGGGCCAGTAGCCCTGGCCTGACACCTTCGCCGACCGCCTTTCCTGAACAGAACGAGACACGACCATGGACGTTGTTGCCAGTGCAGTCCTCGCGAACGGTCTGCGGACCGAGTTCGCCGACACCTACCTTGCCGTCCAGAACCGGCAGGCAGACAGTCGCCTCTCACTCATCATGGACGGGTTGACGGCCTGGAACCGCCAGCACGAGTTCGCGTACTTCGAGGCCGCGCCGCACGTCGCCTTCTGGCGCCGCGGTGACCCGATCCCCGAGGACGCGAACCGCTCGGTGACGTTCACGGTGCCGATCTACAACTTCGGCCGCCGCATCTCGTGGCACCGCGACGACCGGGCGGACGACCAGACGTCGTCGCTCTACGACTCGGCGCGGCAGACCGGCATGTCGGCCGCGCTGCTGCCGGAGCGGTTCGCCTTCGACCTGCTGCTCGCGACGACCGCGACGCTGCCGGCGACGCAGAACGCCCCGGACGGCGCCGCGATGTTCGCGACGACCGCCGGCGGCGCCGCGCGCTTCGGCGTCACCAACGGCAACCTGCTCGCCACGTCGGGCACGTCCTCGGTGTCGGCGATCCTCACCGACTTCTACGCCGCCGTGGCGCAGTTCCGGCTGATGCAGGACGGCAAGGGCCAGCCCCTGTGGTCGGACGAGGTCATCCAGCAGGGCTTCGTCGTCATCTACCCGGCCGCCGCGACCCTGCAGTTCGAGCAGGCGTTCCTGCAGCGGCGCCAGGGCCTCGGCCTCACCACCGGTGGCGCGATGACCGGCACGCTGGCCCTCGGCGTCACGCCGACGAACATCGTGCAGGACGCGAGCCGCGACTGCACTCTGTGGGGCACGCAGCGCATCGCTACCGCGACGACTTGGTTCGTCATCCTCAAGGGCGCGCCGAAGAAGCCGCTCTTCATGCTCGACCGCCAGCCGCTGATGGAGTTCAGCTCGCTGATCGGCGACAACAACAGCGACACCACGCGCAACACCGGACAGGAATACGTCCAGTGGGACAAGCGCGCCGGCGCCGGCATCGCCCTGCCGTTCTCCGCCATCAAGATCGCCTGACCGGCTGGGGCGTCCTCCCGCGCGGTGGGGGCGCCCCGTTTCTGCCAGCCGCGCGAAGCCCGCAACCTGGAGACTGGATCCCTTGACTGCCCTCGAAAACGTCACCCACATTCCCGGCTCGACCCTCGTCGGCGACCTGCGCAGGAACACCGTCGGCTCGGCGAAGGCGTACCGCTACTGGGTCGGTCTGACGAAGGAGTGCCCGCTCGGCGACATCAGTTGCGGCGTGTCGTTCCCGAAGACGAACGAGGACTTGATCCAGAAGGAGGGCGAGTCGCGCACGCAGCGCGTCTCCCGCGTCGGCGCCATCACGCAGATCGACGCGGCGCGCCTGCACTTGATCCAGGAGAAGCTGCCGCGCCTCGTCATCCGCTTCCGGAAACACCTCGGCAGCGGGTCGTTCACGCCCGGCAAGCCGACCGGCGACGCGCCGGTGGAGACCCGCTACGGCGAGCTGGTGGAGATCCCCACGGCCGCCGAGGTCGCGACGGCCCGCGCGTCGAACGGTCCGACGAACGAGTACGTCTACCGCGAGGGCGACCGGCCCGCCGCGGAGTTCATGTTCATGCAGCTCTGCGCGGACCAGGAGAGCGGCGAGCAGGGCTACCGGGTCCCGGAGACGGTGAACAAGACTGGCATCGTGTGGCCGGAGCCCGCGAGCATCGAAGAACTGCTCGGCAACTGACGCGACCGGCCTCGCGCCGGCAGGACACCTGACCGATGGCCGGAACCCCGACCGAAGCCGAGATCGTCAACCAGTGGAAGGCCGCGGTCGACGTTCTTGAGACCGCGCGCAACTTCGCCGACGGCACCATGGCCGCGGCGGCAGGCAAGTTCAACGCCGTCGAGACCATCCTGAAGGGTGACTTCCTGCCGGTGGCGCTGTCGGGATTCACCGACAGCATGCGCGCGTCGCTGTCGGCCATGCTGACGCAGCAGAAGGCAGCGGAGGTCGTGACCCCCGTCGTCTTCGAGTACATGCGCATCCTCGCCGCCGACGCCACGGCCGGCATGGGCACCGGGTCCGGCTACCGCTCCGCGGCGCAGGCGTTCCGCGCGCTCTACGAGTGGTACGTGCAGAAGAGCTTCACGGTCAAGTCGCGCAACATCACCTTCGACACGACGGGCACGTTCGGCAACTCGAACACCGTCGGCGGCGCCGGCACGATCGTCGGCACCGGCGCCATGAGCCGGCTGACCGTCGACCAGAACAACTTCTCGCTCGAAGCCTGCAACACGGAGAAGAAGACCTTCCGGTGCCGGCAGGACCAGAACACCGGCGCGCAGAAGGAGGCCGAGGTCTTCGAGATGGTCGGCGCCGCGGCGTCGTTCGACTCGCTGCTACGCTTCAGCAACGGGCACGGCAGCGGCCAGGGCGCGAACGTGCAGCTCATCAGCTCGCACGCGGGGACCGGGCTCGGCGGCTCGCTGCTGCGCAACAGTTCCTTCAGTGACTACAACGGCTCGGCCTCGCCGAAGTTCAACGGCTGGGCGGAGACCACGCCGGCGCAGATCAGCCAGGACACGGTCAACTTCTACCGCGACTACCCCGGCTCGCAGGTGAGCGGCTCACTTAAGCTCAGCTCCGGCGGCTCGACCGTCAAGGTCTCGCAGCCGCTGACGTCGATGCAGATCCAGCAGTTCGACCCGAGCACGCCGTACTTCCTGCGCGTGATGGTCAACAAGACGATCGGCTCCGCCCTCGGCGGCAACGTCGTCGTGCGCTTCGGCTCGCAGACGGTTACGACGTCGATCGCGTCGCTTGGCGCGAACTGGGCCGAGATCATCGTCCCGATCGGCCAGAACCACTGGCCGAAGAACTTCGACACCAACGCGCTGACGATCGAGATCGAGTGGAACACCACTACGTCCGGCTACCTGCTGGTGGACGACTGCATCCTCACGCCGTGGCAACAGATCGACGGCACCTTCTGGATCCTGCGCCAGAAGGCCGCGACGTCGCCGGTCGCCTGGAAGCTCGACGACACGCTCGTCTTCCTCGACACCGCGGCCGGGCCGCAGACCGCCGGCAAGCTGCAGTACTGGCTGTTCGTCGCCGGCTTCGGCTACCTGCCGAGCACCACGGGGTCCCCAACCTACGCCGACCCGTAGACCATGACCGTTCTCGAAGCATGGAACGGGCAGGCCGGCACGATCGGGGCCGGGGCCAACACGCAGACGAACCTCGTCACGACGGTCGGCACGTCGCCGAACTGCTGGGTCGGCGCGACGATCACGTTCGACGCGGGCACGGCCACGGTGGCGCTGCGCAACCAGTCGGCCGTCGTCGCGTCGGGTACGACGGCCGCGCAGACGATGACCGGCGCCGGCTTCTCCGTCGCGCCGTCGGCCGGCGACACCTTCGTCGTGAAGCCGACCAGCAAGTCGAGCCCTCTCTACACGACGACCGTCGACATCGGCGGCGGCCCGAACGGCGCCGTCGTCTTCGGGCACGGCGCGCCGTCGCAGCTAAAGACGCAGAAGTGGAACCAGGGCGACACGGTCGCCGAGCACTGGTGCAAGGTCGGCGCCGACAGCGCTGTCATCTGGAACGTCCACCTGTCCAGCGGGCCGGTGACGAACTTCCAACTGTTCCCGGCGACGCTCAACCTCGTCGCGGCGATCAACGGCGGCAACCTGACGCTCCTGATGCCGGTCTACGGGCAGATCGTCGCCGTCATCAACGGCGACTGGAAGAACCGCGTCAACCTCGCGGTCGGCCCGTCCGGGCTCGCGCCTGCCGGCGGCTCGATCACCTACAACGGCTCGCAGACGTCGATCGCCGACGGAACGACGCTAGTCTTCGAGCCGGGCGTGCACACGCTGCCCGGCGCGAACAACCGCGTCGCGATCGGCGCCAATTCGACGGCCTACATGAAGCCGGGGGCCTACGTCATCGGCACGTTCGACGGGCGCAGCAAGTCGGGCGTCTCGATCGGCGTCGGCTATGGGAGCTGGTCTGGCGAGGGCGTCGGTGGCGGCGGCTCGGTGACGCAAGGCCTGCCGTTCACGCAAGGCGCGATGTTCTCCATGTTCCTCGGCGCCACGCCCGGCGGCGGCCCGGCGTCTGAGCTGACGGTCTTCGGGAACAGCATTACCGGCGTCACGATCGTCGACCCGTGCTACTACTTCAACCTGGGCGGCCTGAGCACGCTGACAGACGCGATGCTGCTCGCCGACTGGTACGGCGGCATGGGCGGCGTCGCGCTGGTCCCCGACTACCATACGGGGGCGGCGACCTGGGCGCGGTGCATCTCGGTCAACGCCGACGACCACTGGCAGGCGGCCGCCAACGGCGGCAACATCACGGTTACGAACATCGCGTTCGTGCACCTCACGCAGTCCTGCCTCCGCTTCGGATACCGGCCGAACCAGACGCCGCCGTTCCCGACCAGCTCCTTCCACATCGCTGATGGCTGCTGGGCTATAACGATCGCGCTGCTCGACCAGTCCTACTACAACCCGGTCGCGACGAACCCGATCATTGGCATACTGCTCGCCGGCGACGTCGGCCAGGAAACCTGGACGATCGCAAATCGCACCGTCTCGAACCTCATCGTCGAGGGCAACACGCTCTGCGAGGTCTTTCAGATCAAGAACGGCCCGTATCCGTGGCCGAACTCGCCTCCGGGCGGTCCCGGTGTCGGCGCGAGCCGCGGGCAGGCGCTGAACATCAACCTGCTGTCGATCACCGTCACCGGTACGCAGGGCAAGCGGTCGAGCATCCTCGGTCTCGACGCGGTCAACACGCCGCACGACGTCAACGTCAACGCGTTCACGGTCGGCGGCGTCGCGGTCGTCGCGGACAACTGGAACCACTACGTCGACCAGAACGACTTCGCCTACAGCATCCGGGTCAACGGTACGCTGGTCGGCGGCGCGCTGTCGGACGCCGAGTTGCTGTGGCAGGCAACGACCAGCGGCTACGACGAGCAGGGCCTCGTCGAGCTGACGAACGTGCGCACGCCGTCGGCGACCACGACCAACGACGCGGTCGGCGTCTCCGCGGCGCAGCACGTCATCGACCTGTGGCTGATGCACGCGCAGGTCGCCTTCGACATCCTCAGCTCGGCGCACGTCGCCGCCGGCATGCAGGCTGTCATCGCCGTGCTGTGGCGCCGCGGCGGGTCATCGACGCAGATCGAGCAGGTGAAGTGGGACACCGTCTTCGGTGACGACGGCCTGCTCGGCAAGATCCGGAAGACCGGCCCGCGGGCGCACGCCGTGCCGGCGATCAGCGGCAACACCAAGAGCAAGCGCGAGGGCACGCTGTCCGGCCAGCCGATCCAGCCGTGGGCCGACCCCGGTAGCCTGCCAGTCAACTTCCCGCCGATGGCGGTGCCCTTCGACGATGTGGAGGGCTGACCCGTGGTCCGACTCGTCTTCGACCGCGGTGCGAAGCTGGACCGCATCGCCAAGGTGCTCGCGGCTCCCGAGCGCGCGCTGAAGCAGATCGGCGCCATACTCGTCGCTGACAGCCAGAAGGCGTTCAAGTCGCAGGGCTTCGACGGCAAGCCGTGGCCTGCACGCTCGGTGCCGAACGTCTTCGGCATCCTCGCGGACTTCGCCGCCGGCAAGGCCGCCCCGCCGGCGCGCCGCTTCGAGCCGCGCCCGGCGCTGCGCGACACCGGGCGCCTCGCGCAGTCGATCGCCTTCCGCGTCATCGGCAAGAACGCCGTCGAGGTCGGCACCAACGTCGAGTACGCGGCGGTGCACCAGAAGGGCGGCAAGGTGGAGAGTGCCAAGATCACGCCGCAGGTGCGGTCCTCGCTGTGGGACTGGCTGTCGAAGCAGTCGACGCTGCTGAAGCGCCAGCTCGGCTGGCTGCTGAACCGGCGCTACCTGAACAAGACGCTGTCGCACGACGTGCCGGCGCGGCCGTTCCTCGGCATCACCGAGGACTCGCGCAAGGCGATCCGCTACACAGTCGGGATCGAAGTCCGGGAGCCGAAGCCGTGAGCGCCGGCAACGTCAACCATGTGATCCGCGCGCCCGGGCGGCTCGTCGTCTCACCGACGAACCTGACGCTCGACTTCCCCTTCGGTGGCAAGGCGCTCGGCAAGTCGCGCGACGTCGTGCTGAAGTCGCTCAGCTCCAGGTTCCGTGTCTACGCCGAGGGGCTCGGCGAGTCGACGGACGTGCTGGAGGACGACCAGCACTACGTTTTCGGCTGCATCCTGCGGGGCATGGACGACGACGCCGTGGAGCAGCTGTTCCCCTACAGCTTCAGCAAGGGCGCGGTCTCGGGGCATGCGATGTTGGAGGTCCCGGCCGGCCAGGGTCCTGGCTATTCCGGCTACGCGCGCAGGAAGGTGCTGCTCTACGTGCCCGACAACGTCGTCGACCACCCGGCCGTCTTGATCTATGCAGGCATCGCCGACTGGGCCGACGGCGTCGAGCTGGCGTTCCGGCGCAGCGACGAGTTCGGGCTGCCGGTCGCAATCGAGTGCCTGCGCGACGAGCAGGCGCGTATCCTCAAGCTGGGCCGGCTCGCCGACCTGACGCTCTGATGTGGCCTTTCCGCAAGAAGCAGGCGCAGGAAACCGAGGTCAACGCGACGTCGTTCGGCCAATGGTTGCGCGCGCACCGGCCGCCGTGGGCGCCGTTCTTCGCGCTTTCGGACGTCGAGCGCGAGCACCTCGCATCGATCGGCGACGCCTACTTGCTGGACATGGCCGTCATGTTCGGCCACGCGCTGGCGAACCCTGGCGCCGCGCAGGCAGGCATCGCTGCGCACGGTGGCGACGACGTCGCTCTGACAACCGCGGTGGTCGACGGGCTCCTGGCCAAGCTCGCGAGCGGCAAGCCTGCTGAGAAGCGACCGACGATGGCCGGCATCGGGGCACGCGGGGGTCCGCAGTGAACCCGTGGCAGATGGCCCAGCAGCTCAAGAGCCTGCTACAGAAGGTCACTTGGCCCGGTGGCTCCGTCGTCTTCGGCCATTCGGTCTTCGTCTACGCCGGCACGCAGCCTGACGAGAAAGCTTTGCCGGGGCGCTTCCCCTTCGCCTTCGTCACGATCAACGACGGCAAGGCTGACTCCGACGACCCGGACCTGATCCTGCAAGACTTCTCCGTGGTGACGGTCGTCAACGTCGCCGGCGACCCGCTCGGCGAGCAGGCGATCATCGGCGCCTCGCGCGTCGACGCCGCGGCCAGCGGCGGAGCAGGCTCGGCTGAAGTCGCGGAGCGCGTGCGCGTCGCCGTGCAGCGGCTGACCGGGGTAGATGGTGCGCCGCTGATCGTCTCCGGCTCCGCGACCGCCGCGCCCTATACGCTGGCGAACGGTCGGCACGTCGTCGCCGAGCAGTTCACCGTCACCGCGCTCTGCACGTCGCAGAAGAACCACCAGCCGCCGCAGCTCTTCAGGCTGGTCGGCGACACCTTCTCTTGGTTCGGCGAGCAGTGCTCGGCTCGCTTCGACTTCCTGCAGTTCCGCATCGGCTACGTCACCGGCACGACGCCAGCGACGGACGCGGCGGACTTCGAGGGCGTCGCCTACACCGGCACGGTGCCGTTCAGCCCCGTCGTTACGCAGCCGGGCCGAACCTACTCGGTCGTCGCGGACTACCACCCGCGCGGCCTGACGACCCCGGAGGCGAGCAGCGACCCTAGCGCGGTCGGCTGCTTCTTCACGACATGAGCCGCGACGACGCCACTATCCGCGTCGTCTTCGACGGCGAGGAACGCTCGAAGCCCCCGACGGCGCCGATCGTCCGCGCCGCGACGGTGCGGCAGCAGTTCGTCACCGGCGCGCGTCGCCGAGCCATGCGCGTCGGCCGCGGCGCCGCACAGACGGCCGCCGGTGGCGGCATTCTCGGCGAGGCGTTCGGCGTCCTTGCCACCGCCGCGACATCGCCGGTGGCTGTCGCCACCTTCGCAGCTCTGGCCGTTACCAGACTGGCGACCGGCAAGCCGCTGGCCGGCACCGGCGAGGAACTGAATCAGATGATCTTCGGCGACGAGGACGACAAGGCCCGCGCCAAGCGCCACACGCGCGAGTACCTGGAGTCGCACGAGGACGTGATGCTCGCCGTCGGCCGCCGGGGCTCGGTGCCCGACGACATTGCCAACATCGGTCTAAACTACTACCAGCGCGAGCTGACCAAGGAGCGTGGCTTGTCCAAGCTCCGGCAGGCGTTCCCCGTGAACGGCGCGATCGACATGATCGCCGAGCGAGCGGCCGAAGCCGCGAAGGGTGCCTGGAACTCCATCCTGAAACCGGCGATCGACCGCTTTGTTCGCGGCATGCAGGAGGCCGAGTCGGCCTTCGGGAGCGCGCGGTGAGCGACGACGTCAAGATCCGCGTGGTGCTGGATACCAAGGACGCGCAGACCGCGCTCAACTCGCTCGGCCTCGGCTCCGGGCAGGGCGGCGGCTCGACGTCGACCGGGTCCACAGCGCCGGCCGGTGGCGGAGGGGGAGGCGGCGGAATCGGGGGCTTCGGGCTCGGTAAGATCGCGGGCATCGCCGCGGCCATCGGGCTATCGCGCCCGCTGCTCGGTCCGAGTGTCAGCGGCTTCGGCGAC